GTTTTAGTTTTTCTTTTTCTAGGTCTAGTTGTTGCCGTTGTAGTTCAAGGGTCATACGCTCTAGGTCTTCTACAGTACCCATCTCAGCCATACGTTGATTGTTTTGTAGAATTTCTTGAGCAGCGCCTTGAGTGATTGCAGAAATAGCAGATTCATCACCAGAACCAGCTTGTTCAACACCGGAACGAAGCATACCAGCCATTTGTTCTTCATATTGCATAATCATATGGTCACGAATATTTGCTTGAAGAATTGGAATAACTTGTTGCATTAGTGGGTCTTGTCCAAGTGTAGGATCAGCAATAAAAGATTGTTTTACAATAATGTGAGATTGATGATCTTGACCTGGAAAAGCTTGAATAGGTTGTCCTTTCACAGCTTGTCGAATATCTGAAACTGGATCAAGAGGCTGTGGTTGAGGCATATCAGGATTAAGGAACCTATTTGGATCAGTGATATTTAAAGCCTCTAGAATTGTACGATTAACTTCCTTCATGTTGTACATACCAGCAGGAGATTGAGAAGCTAGTTGTAAAACAGTTTGTGCCATTGCAATACGATGGGCAGAAGAAGGAACGTTTGGATCAGATACAGGAATAATATCAATACGACCATCAAAGTCTGCTTTAAAGATTTGACCTGTAATCATAGGAATATCAAAAGGATATTCATTTGGCAGATAATCATAGTTAATACGAGCTAGAATTTGAAACTCGTTACGTTGGCTATGATGCAGACGTTTATGGATTGCACTAAAGAATTTAGTAGAAGCTTCTAGTAGAGCAAGTGTAGTACCTACTGGACCATAGTTAGTAGAATCAGCTACAACTTGTTCCGTTGTATCAGCAAACTTTTGACCAGTTGCAGATACAAAATTAAGCATTTGCATAAGAGTATTTGATGGCTCTTTATAAGGTAGAGGAATAATAGCTTTGCTAAGATCAACACCAGTTGCTTCTACTTCTCTAAACTCGCCTGGAGCAATAGGATCGTTTGCACCTACAACTCGTACACCACGAGCTTTAAAACCACCAGGAAGATTTGCGAATTGACCTGCATCAACTAGGTTTCGCATTGCAGCCGTAGCTGTGGCTGTAAGGTTTCCAAGAAAATGGATGTAGCCTAGACCATAAAAACCAAAGCCAGGAACAAACTTATAATGAGTGAACCAGCAAAGTTTTTCTTTTCTTTCATCACTTTCTCTCCAGTTACGACGAATTGAAAGAACAGTACGAGAATCAAGATCAACAGTAACAATATAAGGAAGTGCTACTGTAATTTTATCTTCTTCCTCACTCTCATTTTCTTCTTCAATCTCCAAATAACAATGATGTTCAAGAAGAGTATATTGTGGATCACTTGTATAGTTTGGAGACATACCAAGAATAGTATCCATCTTCTTACGAAGACTTGTTGGAGTTACTTCTGTAGGTTCTGGTAATTCTGAGTCAATATAGTCTGGCAGACCATAGAATCCAGTAACAATATCACGCTTTAAATCATTTGGACTGCGATAGATAACATGAGTATATCGGTCTGCCTTACGTAGATCAGGAGCATTGTTTGAAACAACAAATTGATCAATAGTTACAAACTCAGAAACAGGACGTTCTAAAGAAGGATCATAGTAAATCTTTTTAAATGCAGAACCAAAAATTGGTAGATGGAATAACATACGTTCCAGTTCATCAAAATATTCAGGCATTTGGTCTGTTAGCTGATAGTTCATAAAGTTCTGAACACGATTAGCTTGTTGCTCCTTTTCAGGAGTGGAAAGACCAACAACTTGAGCCTTTACTGGACCTTTTGATGGAAATAGTTCTTGAATAGCTTTTGATTGAAACTTAACGGAAGATTCAATAATAAGGGGATGAACGGCTGTGCAAGCACCTTCAAATGGTTCAGAAGCTTCTTCTAGTTTTAGACCAAGAAGATCAAAGCCACGTTCAAAAGTATCTTCCCAATCTGCACGGCTTTCACGATCTGCTTCATACTCGTCAATTACTTTGTTAGCAATTTCTTGAAGTTCATCTTTATCTAAAGAAAAGATTAGATTCTCATAATGATCATAAGTTAATTCTTCCATAAGCTCATGAAGATCACTCTCAACATTATCTTCTTCCATTTCAATTTCTAATTCAAAAGGCTCACTACCAGCCTCTACATTAAAATCAATAATGTTAGAGTTACTTCCTTGTTCTGCAAAAGGATTACGTTCAATAGCCATAATTTATTTCTTTCTAATCTTTTAAATTCTTTTTACCAGCATTTTTAGTTCTACTAAAAGACCTATTCTTACTTGCTGGTTTGACAGCTAAATTTTTACTTGTAGTTTTGCCGCCAACGTGATGAACATCATTTCCATCACCTTTTGAAACTTTACCTAAACGAAGCATCTTCCGTCTGGCGTTATTACGCCTAGCACGATCTTTTTTACTTTTAGATTGAGACTGATATTTACCCTCACCGTTCTTACTGTAGTCTCTTTTGTAATTAGGAGAAGATGGCATTAGCGGCATCTCCAACGTTTACGAGCTTGCCGTAGACGGCTATTAGGGTCTTTTGCTGCACTTGGAAACTTCTTCATTTGTCCTTTTGATCTAGCACAAAAACTCTTACGCCGTTTAGCACGTTTACCAGTTGGATTAGCTTCCGTAACGGCGGTTTGTAGTTTACTTCCTGGGTTTTGGCGACGATACTTTGCAACACCTTTAGCAGTTAATCCTGCACCTTTTTTAGTGGGACGTTTATCTCCACTACCAATGGTCATGCCTTTCATGCCTTTACCAGTTTGCTTACGTGCCATCTATTATTTTCCCTGTCCACGATACTTTTTGTAAGAACGTCTCTTACTTTTATTAAGATTACTTCTTTTAATCATAGAAGAATTATTTCCAATAGTAGTCTTTTTTCGTACTGGACTATGTTTAATCTTTAAACCAATTGTACCTTTAGGAGCTTTAGCCATTTTTTAAAACTACTTCTTTACTTTCTTTTTAGCTGCTGCGCTTAAATCTTTATAATGAAACACTTGTTTTGATGACTTGCTATGTGTAGCACCACTGTGAATTTGACCATTCATCTTATGTGTTTTACCGGAATACTTAGTCCCGTTCTTAAAATAATGCATTACATTAGCAGCCATTATTTTACCTTTCTATATTTTTTTACTTTTTTAGCAATACGTGCTGGCTGTTTTACAAATTGCTTACCAGACTTTGTTCCTTCTCGCTTTGCTTTAGTTGTAGCAGCATATTCTGAAGGTGACAATGCTTTTATAGCAGAAGAAGGTAAATATCTTTCTCCAGTTTCACCAGAGGGTTTACCAGACTTGGTACGCCATTTCTGTTTAGTCCAAGCTTTTAAACTTTTTTGACTTTTTTTAAGAGCCATTTTTAACTCTCATTTTTAATATAAATTATTTCAAAGTCAGAAGAGACAAAGTTATTAGACCCTGAACTATATGCTCGTGCCTCAATATCAGTTTTTTCTGAAAAAGCTACTGGTACTTGAAAAATAAAAGGTACTTCACCACTTTGAATAGTTATCTTTGCAGAGGTTCTAAATACACCACCAAAGGGACGTTGAACAAAACGAGCGACAAGATACTGGTTTGCGTTTGGTGTGCCTGTGCCTAAATTAGCTTTAAGAATATAACCAGTATATCCCGCTGGAATAGTCCAAAGAGCCATAAGTGTTTGGTTTTGACCTAATGTTATTTTAGCATAAATAGTAGCTGGGACACCCACAGTTACTGTGCCAGTACCTACATAAATATCACCAGCGGCTGTTCCACCACTTCCTGCTGTTGCAACATAAGCACGGTTTACGCGAATAAAAGTTGTTGTCGTTAAAACTTCAGTTTGTCCATTGAGAGAAACAGTTTCAGATGCTTCATTCCAATTTTGATCTAAACCAGAAACTACAACAGTTCTTGCACCAGTACCAGCAGATGTATCATTTGTACTGCTGCTGGATACCTTCATTTGAATTGCAGCAGCGGGATAAGCATAAATGCCACCAGCATCCCAAACCGTTTCTTCTGCACCATTAATGTCTGGATTAAATCCAAACTTAAAAATAGCTTTATGATACG